GGCTTTGGTGGCAATAATGGTGGTACTGGCTTCTTAGCTAATCAGCTTAACAATGATGCTGGTAGGGATTTGCTGCTTCAGGCTATCAATGGTAGGGCTGATGCTATTGGTCAGCTGGCTCAGATTACCAATAGCTCTATAGAGACTGTGAAAAACAATTTGTTCACTCTTCAGTCAGCTATTCAGTCTGTAGGTTCACAGGTAGGTATGAGTGGTCTTGAGGTAGTAAATGCTATACAAGCTGGTAACGCTGCCTTGACTCAAAGATTGTGTGAGTGCTGCTGCGAGAATAAGACTGCTATCTTGAATCAGACTAATGCTCTGCAGTCACAGCTTGCTGCACATGATGCAAGTGTAAGGTTGCAGTTAGCTCAGAATGAAGCTGCAGACCAGTTAGCTGTATGTCAGCAGACTAATGCTCTTTCAACTCAGGCAGACAGGAATACCAATACTATTGTAAAGGCTATTGCTGATCAGAATGCAATGATTGTAGACCAATTCTGCCAGCTTAAGGAGCGTGAATTGCAGTCTAAGATTGATACTCAAGGTGACATCATCACTCAGCTCAGGAATCAGATTTCCAATGATAAGCAGACAGAAGGATTTACTGCAGCATTCAATACTTTGAATGAGAAGATTAATACCTTGACTGCTAAGAGTCCTAACACTGTTCCTGTAGTTTATCCAAATTTAACTGCTGTCAACAATACTCCGTATGCTACAGGTTTTAATCCTTGGGGTTATGGCTTTGGAGGTCAGAGTTATTGGGGTTAAAAATATAGGAGGTTAGGCTATGGCAAAATTTCCATACCAATATATCAATATCAACGGTATCCCCACAATCAAGACTCAGAGTGTTGTAGTGTCAGATACTGCTGTTACCTATAAGTTTATACCCGACTTTGACCAAAGGCCATTCAGAGGACTCATTCTGGTATATATAGCTGATGAAGTTCCTACTGGAACTACAACCACATTGCCAGTGCAGTTCTCAATGGCAGGTACTACAAGCAATGTAACTACGGCAGGAGGCACTACAGTCACTGTAGCAGATTTACCAGGAGTGGGTATTTATCTGGTCTACTTTGACAGATGGGCTGATACCCTGCAGTTGATAGGTACAATTTAATAATAGTAAAAATCAGTATTAATCATGTTTTCAAATTTAAGCAAGGGAAGTGTCCTCTATGGACTTGACAATAAGGAAGGTGTAAAGCTGTTCACTGCTACCATAGACAAGGTAAGCCTTCCATACCCAAGAAATATGCAGAATACCTTTGGCCAGATGCCAGAGATGGTAGTGGATATTACAGTGAATATGGATGGTGAGAGAAGGGAATTCAAACAGGTTCCCAGCAACAATGCCATAGCAGATTTTGGCCCTAATACAGTGGTTCTCTCTGACAGCAAGGACTCACTGGTAAACTATGTGAGGTCTCTTAGGCAGACAAGCAGGAATATCATTGAGAGCTGCTCTAGGCATCAGGAACTCATACCACAGTATGATAAGGTGCTTGAAGATCTTAATCCAGAGCTTGTCAATGAGAATGCAGTAAAAGAGCTAAGGCAACAGGTAGGAAGCCTTCAGAATCAGCTTGCAGAGGCTCTTGCCTTGCTTAAAGGAGGAAACAACAAATAAATTCAGAGCTATGATAGTAGTTAGATTTAGAAACAAGGAAGACCATGAGGATATTCTGAAGAAAGTTAAGAAGATGAAGAAATTCACTGAGGAACTTGAAGAATGTCTGGAGGATGTCATGGAAGATGACATGGAATACAGAGGCAGCTATAGGAAGGAATGGGATGAAGAGGAAATGAGTCCTAGGAATCGCTATAGCTATAAGATGAGCAGCAGAATGCGTTGATTGTTTAACATGGGTGGTAGGGTAATACCTACCACTCTATTTAATACTTTATATTATGTATCAGACAAGAGCTGGAAGTTATGATGAAATCCCTGAGGGAATGAAAGTCTACATAAACAATTATGGATGTCATTTCAATAAAAAGCTTCTTGAGGAGGCTGTAAGCAGGATGTACACCATGAAGAATGGAAGGAAGGAGTATATCAAGCCCTATACTAAGGAAGAGGTAGACAGCATGATGGATGCCTTTAATATAAAGCTTGAGAGGAATAAGCTATGTGATGCTGCCTATGTCGCAAATATGGCTAAAGCTGATTTTCTTGGCAGTTCCATTGCCTCAGATGAGCATCTTGCCAAATATGTGAAGGATGTCATTGATGACCCTGATGCCAAGCCTGGGTATGTATTTAACAGATTCTATGCAGATTGTATGTTCATGGATAACCCTATTGATTGGGATGATATGATATGATTAGACAGCATTTTCATATTGAAGATAAGTGGGAGGTTATAGTCTATTATGATGTAGACTATACCCTCTTTGATAAAATATGCCTTGAGCTCCTGAATATAGGAACTTCAGAGAAAACTATCTACAAGCTCCATAAGGAGTTGAGCATAAACAGGGCTAAGGGAGTCACAGTGAGCAACGGAATAAAGCATATAAGTATTGTGCTGTTTAATCAGCATGACACCATAGAGGATTACCTGAATACTGTTGTCCATGAGGCAGAGCATATAAAACAGGCAATGCTGGAAGCTTATAATGTCAAGGATAATGGGGAGCCTCCTGCTTATACTATAGGATATATAGTTATGAAAATGTATAGAATATTTAGGAAATTTCTTGCAGCTGAAATGGCTGCTTAGATTTTAAAGGTTAGAGATTTAATTGCTGTTTTTGTGAGGGCTTATGTTTATGGGTAATTTTGACTTTAAATTTAAATGGCATATAATGAGTGTGACTTATTTTTTCAAATGGCTATGCATTACTATAGGAGGATTTGTAGGATGGCTGGTAGGAGAATTTGAACCTACTTTTCCCCTTATTATAGTAATGGCATTGTTCATTTTCTATGACGCATACAGTGCTTATCAGCTAGATAAGAGAGTGAAGAAGAAGTATCCAGACAAAGCCAAGAGAGAGGCTGCAAAGTTTAACTCCTTTGCTTTTGGCAAAGTACTCAGAAAGACTCTTCCAGAGAGAATAGCCCTGATAATATTGGCTTATCTGGCTCAGAAATATGTATTTCTGCATGTAGACTGGCATCTTGAATATGTGTGCTGTGCTGCCATCCTCTTTGAGCAGCTTCTCTCAATAGCTGAGAATATGGCCTCATGCAATGATACAGACTCTAGGTTCTGGAATATGCTGAAGAAGGTTCTTATTGATAAGACTGAAAGGCATCTTGAAATTGAGTTGGATGAATTAAAGGATCAAGATAAAGCAAAGGAGGAGGAATAATGAATCTTTGGAGTTGGTTTTGGGGAACAAGGCTTAAGAAAGATATGAAGACTAGTGTAGAAGGACTTATACCGTTTATCCTTAAATGGGAGACTGGTGCAGTAAAGAAGTCTGGGGAAAGCATGATAGAGCTTTTTGCCAGAGCTAAGAAGACTGGATGGTCTGATGACCCTAATGATTTAGGGGGACAGACTATGTGTGGTGTAACTCTTTCTACCTATAAGTCATATTGCAGGAAGAAAGGGTTCCCTACTCCATCAGCCATAGGACTGAAGGAGATAACCTACTCTGAGTGGAAGGATGTCCTCAAGACTCTTTTCTGGGATAGGTGGAAGGCAGATGAAATCAAGTCACAGAAGATTGCCAATTTCCTTGTGGATTGGGTATGGGCTTCTGGCCTATATGGTATCAAGCTACCTCAGGAGCTTTTAGAGGTTAAGGCTGACGGAGTTGTTGGTGATAAGACTTTAGCTGCTGTCAATGCTCAAGACCCTGATGAATTCTTGCTTAGGCTATATGCAAGGAGGACAGAGTACTACAACAGGCTTGTAGCCCAGAAACCTACTCAGAAGAAGTGGCTTAAGGGGTGGATGAACAGGCTTAATGATATTATGAAATATGAAGCAAAAGTTTGATTATGCCCTTCTCTGGCTTGTGCCTACATTCCTTCTGATGCTTTTAGGCATCTTTTCAGGAGGATGTGTGCATTATAGGTATGTGCCAGTGGAGAATACTAAGTATGAGTACATCACAAGGGATAGCATTAGGATTGATTCTACCTATGTGCATGACTCCGTTTTCATCAGGCAGAAGCAGGATACTGTATTCAAGGATGTGTACAAATATATCTACAAATACAAATATATCACTACTACTGACACAGTGATTCATGTAGACTCAATCCAAATCCCCTACCCTGTGGAGAAGCAGCTCACCAAGTGGCAGAAGATGAAGATGGATTTTGGTGGTAGTGTCTTTTCTGCCTTCATCTGCTTGTTGATAGCCTTCATTGGCTATATAGTTTACAATAGACGTTTCAATAAATAATATAGATAAGGTTAATTTTCAGATTGCTGGTATGTGAATATAGGCAATGGTTTTTCGTTCCATAATTTTAGATTTAAGGTTAGTAAAGCAGCCACTGGTTCTTTCATTAGGGCCAGTGGTTTTTTAACGCTTTTTCTTAAAAGCTAGATAGTAGCCATATTTGCATAAAATTTAGGATAATGGAAGAGATAAGAGTAAATAAGTATCAGACACCTATTACTGAGGAGTTGTTAAAGCAGTATCCTCAGGAGATTCAGGATTCCTTTATGGAGTACATAACCACTGTACCATTCATAAGGAATCTTATATCGGCTAAAAGGCAATATGCCAAAGACAGACCTAGAGATAAACAAGGAAGGATTATAGTGGATTTAGCCAATCCTCATATCCTTGAGAACATGGATTATTTCAGACCTTCAGCTATTCATTTCCAGAAATATGGTACATACACTAATTTAAAGCCCAACAAGAACCCTAATTCTCCTTATGGTAGATGGATAAGGGAAGAGATAAAAAGATGTTGGGAGGGCTATGTAAGGCCTTCAGACGGTGAATGGGTAACTGGCTATATGTACTTCTATTTGAACTATGTCCCCATGATGGTAACTAAAGTAAGTGATGACCCTAATAAGAGAAGGGCTTCCCGTGTTGAGGATTTTCCTGATGTTTGGGAAGCTACTTATTGGAGATTTCATTATATTGACCAAGCAAGAAATGGGGGGCTTTATAATAATTTTGAAGGGGGTAATCATGCTGTAGAATTAAGTAAGCGTGGGTCAGGAAAATCGTTTTCATTAGCTGCTATTATGGCTCATAACCTATTATTAGGGGAAAGCAAGGAAGCACACAAGAGAACAACCACTATTCTTACAGCCTATTTAAGAGAGTATCTTGCTGAGAAGGATGGTACTCTTTCTAAGTTTGTACCTATAAAGTCCTTTTTGGCTGAGAATACTCAATTTCCAAGAAGGATGATTACCGATTCCCCTAATAAGATGTCATGGAAATCTGGATATAAGGATAAGCTTACAGGTGCAGAAATGGGAGATTTGAACATTCTTTTGGGACTTTCTTCAAAGGATGATGAGTCTAAGATTAGAGGTAAGCGTGGTTACATATTATTCGAAGAATTTGGTTCATTTCCCAAGCTTATAGATGTATATAACAATGTGAAGGATGGTATGAAAGAGGGTAAATACACCTATGGTATTGCCTATTTGGTAGGGACCTCAGGTGATGAAGCCTCTGACTTTCATGGTGCTCAGGAGCTTGTGTATAATCCTCAGGGATATGAGGTATATGCATTGCCAAATAAATGGGATAAGCCTAATCAAGGAAGACCCTGGTTTGCTTTTTTTACTCCTGCCTATGTAAACCTGAAGGGTTATTATAATAAGGATGGAGTGTCTGATGTTGTTGGAGGTTTATTACTGATGCTTCAGAGGAGGTACAATGCCAAATACAAGACCTCTGATCCGAAGACAATAATCAAGGAGGTAACCAATATGCCTATTACTCCTGCAGAGGCTATGCTTCAGGGAAATGTATCTCAGTTCCCTGTGACAGATATAGAGGCAAGGCTGCAGGAAATCAATGCCAATCCTAACTTCTATGACAATGTGGCTGTAGGACAATTCATTATTACAAATGACACAGTGGAATTCACTCCTACAGCAGATACTCCTATCAGATATTATCAGCAGAAAGACAATAAGAATATGCCTGGAGCTGTGGAGATATTTGAAATGCCTCAGAAAGATGCAAAGGGAAATGTATATGAAGGAAGGTATATCGCAGGAGCAGACCCTTATGATAATGATGAATCAACTACTACTTCATTGGGTTCTATCTTAGTCTTAGACCTTATGACAGACAGGATTGTTGCTGAGTATACTGGAAGGCCTCAGTTTGCTGATGACTACTTTGAAATTTGCAGAAGAATGTGCGTATTCTATAATGCAAGGCTTAATTATGAAAACAATAAAAAAGGTTTATATTCCCACTTCCTGAGAATGAATTCTACTTATCTGCTTACTGATGTGCTTGAGATTCTGAAGGATAAACAGATGGTTAAGTTTGTAGGTGTAGGCAATACTATGAAGGGAACTACAGCCAATCAGCCTGTAAATGGGTGGGCTAGGCAGCTTATAGCTAAATGGTTGCTTACTCCTCAAACTACAATAATCAAGGAGGGAGATGAGGAAAAGGAGATAACATTGCATAACCTGAATTTCATTAAGAATAAAGCATTGCTTATAGAGCTTTCACAGTGGAATCCTGTAGGAAACTTTGATAGGATATCAGCCCTTGGAATGCTTATGCTTCTTAGGGAAGACAGACTAAGACTTATGCAGGGAAGATACTCTGTAGGAGAGCAAGAATCCTATGATCCTAATGATATAGCCAATGACGCTTATTTCAAGGATAACTATGAGGAGCCAGAGAAAGGACTTTTGCCTTGGGATGATTAGTAAAAAATTTATCGTTTTTGCATAAATATAATTATACAATACTTTTGTGACAAAGTAAGATAGATTATGAGCATAGAGACATATACAGGATTTCCACCCCAGAGCCTTTCATATAGGCAGAAAGGGCCTAAATGGGGAAAGCAATGTGTGGACTTTGCAGATGCTAAAGGTTCCAGATTTCACAGCACTAAGGTTGAGGAAACCTATCTGCATAAGAGGATAAACGTAGATTTGGTAAACATGAAACTTCATGTTGAGGATATCCAGTATGTCCTTAATCCAAATAGACTGAAGGCCAATTTCATTCCTGAAAACCTTCAGCACTACCCTATTATCAATTCAAAGCTTAATGTTTTGAGAGGAGAGGCTATTGCAAGGCCATTTGATTGGCATGCAGTAGTGACAAATCCTTCAGCACTGAGTGATATTGAGAATCAGAAAAGGGATATCATACTGCAGAACTTGCAAAGCTTGATAGAAGACCAGTCTACTTCTGAGGAGGAGTTTATGGCTAAGCTTCAGGAGCAGGAGGATTATTTCCAATTCCAGTATCAGGATATGCGTGTACAGAGGGCTACAGAGCTTTTAAAGCACTATCAAAAGGAGTATGACTTCAAGGATATGTTTGATACCTATGGAATCATGGATGCAATGGCTGTTAAGGAAGAAGCCTATCTCTGTGATATAGTTGGAGGAGAACCTACACTTGAGAGATTGGATCCTCTGAAACTCAGGGTCTATAGGAATGGTAACTCAAACAAGATTGAGGATGCTGATATGATTGTCTATGAGGATTTCTGGCCAATAGGAAGAATCAGGGACACCTACCATGATGTACTTACCAAGAAGGATTTGGACTATCTTAACAAGCTTCAGATAGGCGTCATTGATGATAATGATGTCAATTGGGATGAAAGGAGAAGATACATTGATGACTTTGAGTTTGGTGATGCCCTTGTAAGGAATCCTCACTTCTTCTCTGCTTGGGCAGGGGGCTCGTGGTATTCTACTTCTATGCCTTTTGACTCTGAGGGTAATGTAAGGGTGCTTAGGGTTTATTGGAAATCAAACAGGAAGATTAAGAAGGTAAAGAGCTATGATCCTATTACTGGTGAAGAGGTATTTCATTTCTATCCTGAAACCTATGTAATTGACAAAACCAGAGGAGAGGAAGAAGAGATATACTGGGTTAATGAAGCTTGGGAAGGCACTAAGATTGGCACTGAGATTTATGTCAATGTAAGGCCTAGACCTATTCAGTATAACTCAATGAGCAACCCGTCAAGATGCCACTTTGGTATCATTGGGCAGATTTATAACATAGGGTACTCGAATTCTCCATCATTGGTTGATATACTTAAGCCTTATTCATATCTCTATGACGCTGTGTTTGACAAGACCTATAAGCTTATAGAATCTAATCTTGGCAAGCTTACTGTCTTTGATACGGCTTCTATTCCTGATACTTGGGATGTGCAGAAGTGGCTTTATTTTGCTAAGATAAATCATATTGCAGTGAAGAATTCCTTTAATGAGGGAAAGAAGGGAGCTACTCTTGGTAAGGTATATGGAGCCATGAATACAAACTCTACAGGGGTTATTGATGCTTCAATAGGCAATGAGATTCAGTATAACATACAGCTTCTTGAATGGATTACAAGGGAGATGAGTGATGCCTGTGGTATCTCTCCTCAGAGGGAAGGACAAATCAGTAATAGAGAGACTGTAGGAGGTGTTGAAAGAGCTACTCTACAGTCTGCACATATTACTGAATGGCTTTTTGCCCAGCATGATAATCTTAAGAAAAGGGTGTATGAGTGCTTCATTGAAACAGCGAAGATAGCCCTCAAGGGAAGGAAGAAGAAATTTGAGTATATTACTTCAAATGGATCTAGGCAGCTTATGGAGATTGACGGTGACCAGTTTGCTGAATGTGACTATGGAATTGTAGTTGATAATTCTCCTGGTACTCTTGCATTGGCTCAGAAGCTTGAATCCCTTGCTCAGGCAGGCCTTCAGAATCAAATGTTCAACTTTTCTACCATGATGAAACTCTTTGGTTCAGAGTCTATTCCTGAGAAGATTAAGATAATGGAGAATGCTGAGAGAAAAGCCCAGGAGATGCAGCAGCAACAAGCTCAACAGCAAATGCAGCTTCAGCAGCAGCAAATGCAACAGCAGGCTCAAATGGAACAGGCTAAGCTTGATAGGGAATATCAGATGCATCAGGAAGATAACGAGACTAAGATTCTCGTGGCACAGATAAATTCTGAGGCAGAGGCACAGAGATTTGCAATGATGAATCATGATAATGAGGAAGCCAATGCCTTCACCCAGAAAGAGCTTGATGAGAAGATTAGGCAGTTTGATGAACAGATGAAGCAGAATAAGGCTAAGCTTGACTTAGAGAAACAAAAGCATAGGGATGATGTAAGGCTTAAGGAAAAGCAGATTAAGAAGGCTGCAGCAAGACAATAAAAAACATTCCCTGTATCCCTACAGAGAATGCCTGTCATGTTAAAGTTGGAAAATCAGACCTTTTAAAGTCATCATTTCTGTGATTGCGAAGATAACATTATTCCACGAATAAACAGAATGAAAGCTGTTAAAGAAAGTTAATGACTAAGAAATAAAGGGTTTTCACTCTAAAAATAAGGGAAATTGCAATACATATTCAACATATTTAAGAACTTAGGAGGTGTTTTAGAGCTTTAGTTAAACGTATTTTGCCATGTTTTTGAGGATTTAGTTTTACTCAATGTGTTTGTGTAATATTAAGACATGTTATTATTTAGGTGTATACCCTACTGTCTGTGAAGATGGTAGGGTATTTTCATGTCTGTCTACACCATGAAATATTAGTAAATTTATAACCCATTTCAGTTTTGTTTTAATCCTAAATATTTTTGCAAATAAATAAACATAATTAGGAAGAAAATATGGAAGGAATTGGTTTGGACAATATGCTTGGGGCTGAGCAGGTAGAGAAGCTTTTCAGCAATCCAGGCAAGGAAATAGCTCCTGAGGAAGTTCAGGAGGAGCCAAAGGCTCAAGAACATATTGAAGACAATAATGAAACTGCTGAGGTTGATTTCTCAGACTTATTGGGAAGTAAACCAGAGAGCGTAGGCAGTGAGAGGGAATCAGAGGGAAATGGGGAGGCACCTGAGTCTAAGAATGACGTTGGTGCTCCTAATGTAAATCTCTTCTCTTCCATTGCCAAGGCATTAAGAGATGAAGGTGTTTTCCCTGACCTTTCTGACGATGCTCTGAATGACATAAATGATGCTGCTAGTTTTAGAAAGCTATTTGATGATGAAAATGCAAAGTTTCTCTCTGAAAGACAGAGAAGAATTGAGCAGGCAGTAAATGGTGGTGCAAGCAGAGAAGAATTGCAAGGCTATAACAATGATTTGTCTGTAGCAGAATTCCTCGATGCAAAAGAGACCATTGAGAAGCTTGAAAATGACTCTGAGGAAGGAGAGACTCTTCGTAAGCAAGTGATGTATCAAGATTACATCAATAGAGGTTTCAAGCCTGAGAGGGCACAGAAACTAGTACAGAAGAGTGTTGATGATGGTAATGACATTGAGGATGCCAAGGAGGCACTGCAGTCATGCAAGGAGTTTTACAAGCAGCGCATAGAAAACTATAAGGAAGAATTTGAAAGCAGGCAGAAGAGCCACAAGGAAGAAGAGGAGAAGCAATATAAGAATCTGAAAAAGCAGATTGTGGATACTGAGGAGTTCTTTGGTGGTGTGAAGGTAGACAAGAATACAAGGCAGAAAGCCTATGACTACCTGACAAAGCCTACTTACAAGGATGAGAATGGCAACTATATGACAGCCCTGCAGAAGTATCAGAGAGAGAACCCATTTGAGTTCATGAAGAACGTGGCTCTGATGTATTCTCTGACAGATGGCTTTAAGAATGTGGACAAGCTTACAAGAAGTAAGGTGAATGCAGGATTGAAGAAAGGCTTTGCAGAGCTTGAGAGCACTCTCAATAATACCCGAAGGAATTTTGATGGTACACTGAATTTTGCAAACAGTGCTCCTGATGAGTCTGAGAGGGAAAATTGGACATTGGCAATGTAGAAGAAAGTTAGATATAACAGGGAAACATTTTTAATCGTTTAAATTGATAATTAATTATGGCAGGACAATTAGGTAAGTTCACCATGCAGCACTTTAAGGCATGGGCACCAAATGTAACAAAGAAGACTCATATTTCTTCTATTTTTGGTACTCAGACCCAGAAAGTACCTGGAATGATGGTGCAACTGATGGCTTTCAAGTATGGTAAGAACCTTGAAACTATGTTGAATAAGCTCCCAGTGAAGGAGTTTCCTAATGGTGAAGACTATGTGTGGGATGTAATTGGTTCCACTGAAAGAACTATTCCATTGATTGAGTGTAGGGATGAGAATGGTGTTGTAGTTGATTCTACACACACAGATAATGTAGGTGCTGGCACTCAGCCTTTCTATCTGGTGTTTGGTGATCACTGGTTTTTCGATGGTGAGACCATTGAAGGTAACTTGGGTAACAAGTATCCATTGCGAGTTCTTGGTGACGCAAGGGAAGAAGGCTCTAATTATGTATATAAGGTAGAGACTATGGCTGGTATTACTGACGGTGTACCTTATGAGAGGTTGCTCCCAGGTGAGAAGTTCAGCTATGGTGCTGCCTTTGTTGAGGGGGGTCTTTCTAGGAAGGTTGGCGGTATCCGTCATGCTATTCCAGTAGCTATGAGGAATGAGTGGTCTCATATCCGTATTCATCACAAGGTTTCTGGTGATATGATGGATGATAAGCTGGCTATTGCAGTTCCTATCAATGAGCCTACTAATGACGGTTATAAGGTAAGGATGGTGAACTCATGGATGCTGAATGTAGACTTTGAGTTTGAGAAGACTTTCCGTGATTACAAGAACTATGCTTATGCATGGGCTCGCAGTAACCGCAACAAGAATGGTGAGTACACTAACTTTGGCAAATCTGGTGATGTTATCAGGGTTGGTGCTGGTCTCTATGAGCAGGTAGAAGCAGGTAACCTTATTTGGTACAATGACTTCTCTCTGAAGCTTATTGAGAATGCTCTCTATGACATGTTTGCTGGTAAGGTTGATTTCAAGGATAGGAAAGTGACTATCAGGACTGGTGAGAAGGGTGGTATGCTGTTCCAGAAAGCTGCTCTCTCTGATGGTTCTGGTTGGAAGTCTATGTTTGAGTTTGATGCAAATGCAGCTGGTCTGATTTCTAAGACCACTAATGCAGCTGCTCCATTTGGAGGTGCTTTGCGTGTAGCAGTTCCTCAGGTAACTGAATTCATTGCTCCTATGGGTGTTGCTATTACTCTGGATATTGACCAGAGCTATGACAATACCAATGTAAGTGGCTATAAGATTCAGCATCCTCTGGGTGGCCCAGCAAGCTCTTACATCTTCGATATCCTGGATTTGGGTTCTTCTGTTTCTCCAAACATTCAGAAGTGTAAGATTCAGGATCATCCTGATGAGTGGCGTGGCTATGAAGCTGGTTTCCGTAACCCATTCACAGGTGCTTGGAACAATGACCACATGAGCAATGATGAGGATGCAGCTGTTCTGCATAAGATGGCTGATACTGGTATCGTTGTTTGGGATCCAACTCGCACTATGAGAATTATGCCAGACATTCTGGAAGCCTAAGAATAAGTAAGTAGGGAGGAGCAATCTTCCCTACTTCTTTAATTTGATTACAATTTAACTAGGAGATAAAATGGGAAGAAGAGTAAAGAATGATGCCCCTGAGATGGGGAATTTTGAAACTAATGAAGTGGACTTGGATGCTTTGAGTGCAGAGCCTCAGAGAGTAGAATACACTCCAAAGCCTGTATATGAGGAGCATCCTTATGTAAGAGGAAAGAAAGCAGTGGAGGAAAGCGGTATTAAGAATTGCCTCAGGAATGAGAAGGTTATTGTAAGAAAGCTGCCAAGGAGAACTGGGTTGGTCAAGGATTCAAATCATGTACTTGGTGATGGCATGCATGATGATGCCTTTAGGACATTCTGTGTTCCAAAGCTTCAGAGGAGCAATAATTTCGTAAATGTGCTCACTAATGAAGAAAAGGACTGCCTTGAGATGGCTATGGGCTTAGAGCCTAATGCTCTCTCAATCTATAAGCAGCCTGCAGAAGCTAATTTCTGGAGCAATGCTAATCCTGCTGGACTCAGCACTGTGAAGCTTGGCAAGAGGGACAATGTGTTCAATCTTGAATCACCTACTGACTACATCTCTGTGAAGATTCTCTTGGCTAACAAGGATAAGATTTGTCCTTCTATGGCTGAATATCAGGAAAGACCTAAAGAGACCTATGAGTATGTGATTATTAGGGAAGGAGAAGAGAATAAGAATGCCCAGAGTGGTACAGATGCTACTATCAGTGCCTTTATGAAGCTTGGCAAGATTAATGATGACAAGGATACATTGAGGCTTGTAGTAGAGACTATGATGGGTAAGAAATATGCTGATAATACCTCTATTGAGTGGTTCCAGACTCAGGCATCAGACTTAATCAAGAGCAGTGCTAAGAATGCTAAGCTCTTCCTTAATGTGGTGAATGATGATGCACTTGATAATAAGGTATTAATCAGGAAATGCATTGCAAAGGGTATTATTGCTGACAGGGGTGGTTACCTCTATATCAAGGAAACCAATACTCCTATGTGTGGTGATGGTGAAGACCCTACGATGCAGATGGCGGCTAAATGGCTGAGCAAACCTCAGAATCAGGAGGTTCTTTTCAGCCTTCAGGCTAAAGTAAGAGAGTAATAATTAAAACTGAAAAGGAGATACACAATGACTTATGAAGAGCTTTCAAATCAGTTTGATGCCCAGTATAACAACATTACTTCAAATCAGGCCCCTGGATTGACAGAATGGGAGAAGAGTGTTTTTCTTACTAAGGCTCAGGATGAGTTATTGAAAAACTACTTCAATCCTAAAGGAAATAAGTATGGGGAAGGTTTTGATGGAAGTCCTAAGAGACAGATGGATTTCTCTATCATCACCAATGCAGCCAATGTAACCACGTTTACTGCTCCTGTATTTGATGGTAGGTCTAACTCAAAGAATGTGACTATCCCTGATGGGGTATGGATTATCATCAATGAAAGGATAGAAGTTACTAGGAATGGCTCTACTGTAGGATTGGTTGTTGTGCCCATCTCCTATGATGAATATGACAGATTGATGTCTAAGCCTTTCAAGAGACCTTTGAAGTATCAGGCATGGAGACTTATCAACAGTGAGACTGGTAATAAGGCAGACTTGATTGCAGGCCCTTCAGATACCATTACTAAATATATTGTAAGGTATATTAGGAAGCCAAAGCCTATTCTTGTTGGTGACCTTGATGGCTTGACTATTGAGGGCTATGCCTTTGGCACTCCTACTCAGGAGAACCCTAATCTCACTCAGGGATGTGAGCTTGATCCTGTGGTACATGAGGAGATACTTCAGAGGGCTGTAGAGCTTGCAAAGATAGCTTGGACTTCAACTGGTCAGGATAATTCACAGATGATGATACAAGCAGGACAGAGAAGTGAATAACTAAAAAGAAGGCAGTATGAACTTGGAAGATTTTAGTCACTCATTTGATATTGCTGTAAACAGCTATTCTTTCAGCCCTCAGACTGGGGATGAAGCTACAAAACAGACTCTTACATTTGATGAATATGAGAAATCTGTGTGGCTTAGCAAAGCTGAAAAGGAAGTTGTACTTTCTATTTACAATGGCAAGAATTCATCTGGGGAAAGCTTTGAAGAAACCGAGGAAAACAGAAGGTATCTTGCAAACCTGATAAGAGAAGATAAGCTCTCTCCTATTTCAAATTCCTCTGACATGCCTTTGGGGATGGACAGCAAATCTAAGTTCTTCACTCTTCCTGAGGATGTATGGTTCATCACCTATGAGGCTGTAGATTATACTGGAGGCAAATGTGCTGGTACTAAGTCTATGGAAGTTGTGCCAGTAACTCAGGATGAGTATCACAGGCTAAAGAAGAACCCTTTTAGGGGAGCTAATGACAGAAGGGCAATCAGATTAGATTTGGCAGATGGTGTAGTTGAGATTATAGGCAAGTACAACATTACTGAATACTATCTGAGATATCTAAAGAAGATAAGCCCAATAGTCCTTATTGATCTCCCTGATGAGCTTAGCATTGATGGGGTGAACATAGCTACTGAGTGTGAAGTTCATGAGGAACTGCATCAGAGGATTCTAGACAGGGCTGTATTATTGGCTGTACAAAGCAAGCAGTTCAATGTGCTTAGTAATAATTGATTGTTGATAATAAGTCCAAGGGCAGGGCCCAAGGATATTGTGTAATTTAATTTTTTTGAGACTTATGTTTACAGAAAATCAAGTAAGACAGTTTTATGTGGCAGCAAACCCAGTTGCTCCTAGTGGTAATAATCCTACTAATGCAAGTGCTGCAGGTGCAATGAAACTTGTTGTAAAAGGCGACGAAGCTTATTTCCTGTATAAGGGCCCATCTGAGGATGGTCTGCAGAGGACTGACCTCATTAAGAAGGCCAATGTAATGGATGTAAGGCTGACTGATGCTGCAGACTTAGTGCATATCAAGAAGAAAGTAGAGGTGACTCTGGCTACTCTGAATGGCAGTGCAGCTCCTATTGTTGGTGAGGACTATGTACTTCATGTACAGATTCTCAACTATGTAGCTAATGGAGATGACTCAACTCTTGAGAAGTATGGTGTTGCAAGGGCAACTTCAACCACTGCTTCTGACTTGTATAAGAATCTGGCCATCAGCTTGGCTAAGAACTTTGCAAGGGAGTCTGTGAAGATGATTAAAGTTACTCTGAAGGGTGACTCTAACCACACTGAAATTACTAACAAGACTAAATTTGCAGACTTGTCTTCAATTACTGCTACTGGTATTGAGATTGAAGAGGCTGAGCAGCCTTGGAGAAGGGGTGCAGCTCCATTTGAGACAGTTAACTTTGAGGTAACTACTTCAACTGTTTATCTGGCAGCAACTAATCAGGATTTGGTTTGGGGTACTGTAACTGATGTTACTGCTTCTAACACCTCAAATGTTATTCCTAACTCTAAGAAGGTTGCTGACATGGAGTGGTTCTTCATGAAGGAAAGGGCTGAGAAGTACTACAATGAGAGCTTCCCATATAATGTTGAGACCACCTACATGGTTGACCCAGCTAATGCAAATGGATATAGCTTCTGCGATATTCACTTCTACTTTGAGGGCAACTGTCACAATGTGGGTCATAGTGAGAAGACTCTGACTATTGTAGGTACTAAGGCTAATCTGAAGACTTTGGTTGGTGCAGCTGCTGCAGGTCAGACTGCTGCTTCTGGCTTGTATGCTTTCTTGGATGGAACTGGTGTTACCATCAAGGAGTCCGCAAGCTGGTAATCTGTTGTTTTTATAGTTTTTTATTTTATCTGGGGGATGGAGGAATATAGTTCCCCTATCCCCCTTTCTTTAAACCTATACAGCAATGGGAGTGCCGAAGTATAATGAACTCTACAATATAGATGCCCTTGAAAAGAATATTGAGGACAGAATCATGAGAAACTACGAAGTAATGGCCAATAGGTCTAAAATCGGATATACAGCTACTGAGTGCTTTTGGACAAGGCAGATTCTTGCTGATGGTATCATGGAAGCATTGCCTTTCACACAGTACTTCAATCCTGAATTATACGAGGAACTCTATAGCTTGTATCTTAAACTTAGTACAGAGTAATGGCAGACAATACTTATAATCGTGTATATACAAAGCGTGATTGTAAATGCCTGAATGAGATAAACCCTGAAGTGGTATATATGATGATACCTGCTGACTGGGCTTGCATTTACCAGAAACTGCTTGTAGCAATGGCTGACTTCGGGGAGCAGATGCTTAATGACTGCAAGGCTTCCTGCAAGGATGTAAACAAGAACATCATCAACTGCTGGCACATGTTTGTATCTGCCATAGCAGCTCATCAGCTTGGGAAGGACAAGCTGGCAGAAACCCTTATTAAGTACATCAAGGCACAATTGAAACTGATTTACAGGAATTCAAAGTGTGTTGAATTTGACAGTATGATTCCACTTCCAATCAGTGATGATGGTAGGGTAAGGGCTTTATTGGGGTGTGATAATGACACCAAGTTCTATGTAGACCTTGAGACTGGAGAACTCTATGAAGAATGGAAGAACAGAAAAGAGGATAACCATAGAACCTTTGCAATAGAAGATAATAATTTAAACTACTGATAATATGGAGGTTGGATGCAATAAATATAACAGGACCTCAGGAGCTATTCTTGAGACTTATAAAAGAATCCTGGGTAAGGTAGTTCCAACTATGGAAGGAAAACATGACAGGTTTAAAGCCTATGATTATCTTTCATTGGTATATGATGAAGATACTCTTGTGACTTATATATCAAAGAAATGTGTTCCAGAAGGAGTTGAAATTACCAACAGGGAGTTTTGGCAACCAATGAATGTTGCTGGTTATGCTGATGACAATGTCATAATTCTTACTGACAGAGATCATACAGGGCAGTTTATAACCTATACTCTTGAGGAAGCTGTAAAGAGTGTTGCTGAGGTATCAAGGAAACCAGGTGCATTACTCTCTTTCCTTGCTCAGGATGAAGAAGGTGCTGTACACTGGGAGATATGGCAGTACAATAATATCAACAACTATGAATGGGAGAATCTTGAGCACTGGAGAAGTGTTTACAATGATGTCAGCAAGTTCATAGGATGGTATAATGACCTTGATGAGCTTCTCAGAGTGTATGTTGGTACTTACACAGGCAAGTATGCCATTGTTGGTGAGGAATTGAGGGATGCTGCAATCTATGAAGGAAGGTCTGATGGATGGTATAAACTTGATGACAATCCTTATGAGAAGTTCATGCATGACCTTATCTACCAGATTCTCAATGGTACATTAGACCTCACAGATGAAGAGAAGGCTGCTTTCAAGGCTTTTATGTGTGGTGGTGAGACAGATGACTGTGGAGAGTTTGGATGTTGTGATGATGGTGTCGGTCCTGCTGGTAGAGCTTATACTAAGTTTAAAGTTAGAACTGATTTACCTGAAACTACATTTGACCTTCATATAGCTTATCCAGAGCCTCATTATGCTAACAATGGACATGAGATTACATGGGAAGCTGCACAGCTTGTAGACCTTGATTTTGACTTCATATCAGGTACTTGGTATGAAAGGAAGAATAAGGGTATAAGCATTGATGCTGATGAGGAACTCAATCTTGGAAGCTGCTTTATAGAGCTTAGGGATGGAGATACTGGTGAAGACCTTTCATCAATCAAGATGTCAGTAGATAGAGGTGATGAATATATATACAATTCTGAGGAGAATCCTTGGTATAAGACTTATACTAGGACTGAGACTATTGATGGTCAGGAAGTAGAAGTAACTAAGGAAGGTATCTTCTTACCTTGTGATGGTCAGTATCACTTCATAGCATTTAGTAAGCTCTCTAAGGATGAGCCTGATATGGATGTATATAACATGAAGTTCATCATTGATAACACTCATACTGAAGATGCAGAGATTAAACTGAGATATTACAGGAAAGACCAGAATCCTGCTTCTTGCTATACTACCCATAGCTATAAGTATATTACAGTTAATCCAAATGAGTACTACAATAGCATGAGTGAAAGCCAGATTCTTGACTGGGAAACCAATACTGAAGTCAATGAAGCTACTGAACAGGTAATTGGATGCTTCAACTCAAGGCTTGCAGGTGTTGGATTTGAGGTTACTGTTACTTCTGGTGATGTTGCTGCCATAGTATTGGACAGAATCTATTATGAAGGCAATGAAGCTTGGTGTGATGCTCATGGACTTACTCCTACAGAGGAAGAGGATATCAAGGGATATATCTTCATAAGGCTTATTTATGCAGAGCCTGAGACCAAGTATGCATATACTATCAAGAACTTGACTGACTATGATGTATATGTGAATGTCAATGGCATTGAGGATAAGAGAATCAAGGCTAATTGGTACTATGAGTTTGACAGATATGAGGATATACATCCTATCAAGATTACAAGTGGTCCTATTACTGTAAACAAGGAAGGGCAGTCACCTGTAGTATATGATTGGGTAATCAACAATATTGTCACTACTGAGGCTACTCTCAGGTATGGTAAGGCTTACATTACCTTAAGACCTAGAACTAATCCTGATGATGACACTCCTGGAGATGGTGGAAGTACGGATGATACTCATAGCTATAAGGTAATCAATAATACCAATACAATAGCTTCTGTGTCTGTCAAGCCAAGAGAGGGCAGTTATGGAGAGACTCTTACCAAGAATGTACTTGGTACTAGTACTTTCAATATGACTTATGATACTGGTACTATGACAGTCAATTCAGCAGCTCCTGAGAACTATAGGTGGATGCTTAGGACAAATAGTAGCAGGACTGTAGAAGAGGCAACCACTAAGGATGTTGTAGAGAATGATGTAGTTGAACTTGTTTTGGATTATACTGGTACTGTGGAAACTGACTTTGGTGATAAGCTATATGTTGAGGTCTGGAATAATACAAATGACTGGAATGAATTTAATGCCTATGGCTACTGGAATCAGATGAATGATGGAAGATTTGTAGCAACAAAGCCAGCAAACATGGTAGTAGATGCAGGAACTGGCTGGAATTGGGGTAATCCAGTATTCTCTAACCTTCCAATCCATGTATACGGTGGAGACTATGTAGCTCCTGAGGATATAGGTACGGATAAAGCTATTGGAAAGAATACTTGGCATGTGTCTACATTAGACGGTACTCCTGTAAAGCTTACAAAGACTGACGGCCATTATGACTTTTATAATAATACAGGAGGTCCTATTACACTGTATGTAAGATACTTCCCTCAGGGTATAGATGTGTCATTTAATGATGGAAGCAAGCCTACAGACCAGATGATTAATGAGACAATAACTTTTGATGGATGGCTTGATGAAAATGGAAATGCTGTAGGTGGTAATGCACATGTTCAGATATCATTGAATGCAAGACTTCCTCACTATTTCTCTACTCAGAGTAATGCGTGGGTACATGGACTGACATTTACAGGAGATTTGTATGATGCTGTGACAGATACCAGTGGTGAGGTACTCTCTAGAAGTGTAGGCAATGTCTACTATACTTTCGGTTGGGATGAACAAGAATAAAAATAACTGCTATGAGTAATTTGAAAGTAAAACAACTATATGAATTGGTAGATGGGGAATATATCAAGTTTGTTCCTGAGATAGAGCTTAAGTCTATACTTAACAGCCTCACAGAGACATCAATATCCTATATATTCCATCACTATAACCACTTCAATGCATCTTGGGCTAACACTCAAGAGCTGACAAGAGCACAGGTTCCTCCTCAAATAAGGAGGAACAACCTGTGGCTCAGTTATAACATCAAAGGCAAGAGGAAGGTTACTGAGAGATTTATTGGTACTGACAAGGATGCCCTTGTTTATGAGAGATGGATTGACAGTGACTATTGGGAAGAACTGGACTTTGAGATTCTGAAGGCTGGTGTAAGGGAAGCAGTAGAGAACATCTTCAACAACCTTGACAAGTATCCTCAGTTCAAGGAGTTCCTTAAGAAGCTGTTGATGTGTCTGCTCAGCAAGATAATGGACCCTGATTGGCTTGAAGATTTGATTAAGGGTATTATTGGTGATTTGATTGAAGACTATCTGAAGGAGTATTTTAGCAGTGATGAGTTTAAGGAGTGGCTTGAAACTATCTTAGGTGACCTTATTATGGACTTGCTGCTTGACTTGATTGATGAATACTTCAAGGATATTCAGCAAACACTTTGGGATGAGGAGAGAGTTATAGCCAATGCTCTTGCAAGACATGAGATGGCTATTACAGAACTTCAGAATCAGGTATTCTCTAATAATACTTAATGCATTATGGCAGATAATAGTGAAATAATTGTTGG